AGCGAAGAAATTAATAAAATTAGCAAAAGAACATCCTGATTGGTATTCCAAAAAGGATGTTTTTTATGCAAAGCAATTTAAAAAAGAACACAAACGATTAAAAAAACTCAAAGAACAAGAAACTTAATTATGGCACTAACTGAACAAGTTCAAGTATCTTTGCAAGATGCTCAATCAGACTTAAGAAATGCATTAGCATTTTCAGCACGGAATGAAGAATCATATGTCAGTAAACATATTGCTGATATGCTTCTGAGAATTGATAGTCTAATACAAGCACATGATATGTTGGAAACTTTAAAGAATGATATTGAAGACCTCGGATAATTTCTTTGATATTGAAACTCAAAGAAAAATAGGGGATTATTGTCATAAGCAATACTATAACCTATTTGAATTAGATCATCCTGATATGGAACCTGTTGGCGGTACTGCTGATGTTAAAGGTGAAATGTGGGATCTATTTTCAAATAGGATTTATAGTGACTTTAAAGATATCGTAAGAGATATGAAGATATACAGAATGTATATCAATGTCAACTTCTCTAACGATAAACCAAATTTTCACACAGATGGTGATGAAGGATTAACATTTTTATACTATCCTCATACTAAGTGGAAACTTAATGACTGTGGTGAGACACAACTTTATCTAAAAGATCATATATACTGTGTTTTACCTCTTCCTAATCGTATGGTTGTATTTGATGCATCGATATTACATCGTGCAACATCTTTTAGAAATGGGCATAGATTTACTGTTGCAGTTAAATGTGCTCCTCAATCTTATATCACAAAATGGGGTCTTGAATGAAAATTGTATTTGATACACTATCTGATGAAATATTTCAGAGAATTGTAGGTGAACTAAACATAAAAATTCCATCACCATTATGGAATACGAGTGCTGTCTTATGGGATAATGTACTTAAGCAGGGACTACCTGGATCTGTTATGACTACACCAGTCGCAGAAGATCTAGCAAAACTTATAGAAGATAGTATTAAAGATAAGGTTCCAAAGTATGATAAGATGATTGTTCAGTTTTATCTCTGGCAAGGATCTTCAGGTATTGCTATTCATAATGATGAAAATCATGGTTTTGGTGCTACAATATACATTAACAATTCTTGGCATCCTAATTCTGGAGGATGGTTTATTTGGCAAGATAAGCACGATAAAGAGTGGAAAACTTTATTGCCAGAAAAGAATGTTATGGTGGTTAATGATGAACAGGAGGAACATTTAGTTACTGCTATTGAACCATATCCACCAGAACCAAGAGTTACTATTCAAATATGGGGTGAAATTAATGACAAATAACGAAGGCGATCTAATAGCAGAATTACTAACCATAACAGGAGAACTTGGTGGTAATATGACAAGATCAACTACATATTCTAGTAGCGGTAGATCTTCTAAGAAGATTGTTATCGAATATGACGTACAAAATAAAGAAAGAAAATGAAAATTAAACTAGGATCAGCAGTCACTAAGATTAAGGACTGGGACAAGGCAATGGCAAAGAAAATTCAGGATAAGTATAACTTGACTGATTATCAAATGCTATGTCTTGCTTTTGTTAAAGGATTTATTATCGGTGCTATTTTATTATGAGTTTGAAAAGAGACCTTTTAGGTATGATACACAAGAGTGCTTATCGTAAAGGTAAGTTTAAACTCTCCTCTGGTATAGAAAGTGAACATTATGTAAACTGTAAACCTGTCACATTAAATGGCGGTGGTCTTAGTCTTACATGTATGTTGCTATTAGATTTAGTACCTGCAGGTACTAGAGCAGTTGGAGGACTTACTCTTGGTGCTGATCCATTAGTGGCAGGTATGGCATTAATGGGTAATTACAATGGTCTCATTGTTCGTAAGAAACCAAAAGGTCATGGTACTGGTGCATGGATCGAAGGTCCAACATTAGAAAAGGGTTCAAAGGTTGTAGTTTTGGAAGATGTAATCACAACAGGTGGATCTGCTATCCTAGCAGTAGAAAAAATTCGTGATGCTGGATATGATGTAGATACCATACTTACCATTGTTGATAGACAACAAAATGGTGAAGCAGATAAACTTATGAATGAAAATAACATCAAACTTCGTAGTTTATTGACCTTAAACGAAATTGCTACCTTCAAACCTGGCTAAATAGACTTGTAGCAAAACGTATGATTATTCGTGGCAACTAAGAAGATATCACAGTTAGAGACAATATCAGACTCCAATTTGTCAGGAGAAGCGATTCTTCCTGTTGTGGTGTCTGATCCGTTGATCCCTAATAGAAAAGCAAAGGTAAATCAATTATTTAAAGGTGTATCACAAGGAACAAAAGCAGCACCAGGTGTAGCTTTTGATTTGGACAGAGACACAGGGTTCTATCAAAATGCATATGACCAGATAGGTGTTGCATTTGGTGATGGTGGTTTATATTGCTCAAGGATTGATAATGGTGGTGGTAGTACATCACTGTTCGTTACTGCTGTTGATGATGTTGCTAGTAATACTGATGTAGTTCTTGCTCCAAAGGGAACGGGTTCGGTTAAGGTTACTGGACAATTTTTGATGCAGGATGGATCTTTTATCTTAGAAGATGCTCAAGGTCCAAAAGTAAGATTTGAAATTGGTAACGTTGGAACTGGTACAAGTACTAGAATTATGACAATGCCAGCAATAACTGCTGGTAATGGTACAACTCTTGTAGGTACTGATACACAACAAACATTAACAAATAAAACTCTTCTTATTGATGAGGATAATTTTGTAATCACTGATAATACTGAAGAAGCAATTTTCCAGATTAACTGGGCAGTAACTTCAGGTGCAAGAAGATCTTATTTCTTACCTGATGGTGGTACTACAACAACAACTTCTGAACCAACTGCTACTTCATCTACGTTACTTGATACTAAAGCAGAGCAAACTACTCTTAATAAGACGTTAGTTACTCCAAAATTTGCTGCTACAGCAGATAGTACTGCTGTTGCCCAATGGAATACTACTGCATTAACTGCAGTAAGAACTCTTACTGTTCCTGATATTAGTTTAACTTTAGTAGGTACTGAATCAACTCAGACACTTTCTAACAAAACTATTCAGGGTTTATCACTTGCTGATACAACTGATGTTAGTAAAAGGATTACATGGAACCTTGCTAATCAACTCACACTAACAAACAGTACATATGAGTTTCCAGAGGTTGCTACACTAAATAATGGTACTGATAACAACGTTGTTGTTACTGAGTTAGCAACTCAAGATTTAAAGAACAAATCCATCTATACACCTGCGATTAAAAATCAAGGTAATGCTGCTGGATCTGTTACTATAAACACTGACAATATTACTGCTGCTAGGACAGTTAGATTTCCTGACGCAGATGCAACACTACTATCTACTGAGAACGTTACTTTAGATGATGTTAACTTTGGTGCTGGTATTGGTGCTGCAAACTTATCTGGTAGAACCAGACAACAACAATTCTTCTACGCAGGTTTCTAATTAAAAATGGCACAACAAGGAATTTTAGCACAATTAAAACCATCAGCAAATACAGATACCCTTCTGTACTCTGCTCCTATTGACGCTTCTTCTAGCAGTGTCCTAACAATTACCAATGATGGTACGGGATCTGCTTATGATGTTGCAATAAAAGATTACGATCAAAAATTAGTGGTAGATGGTTCAGGTGCATATAAGTTACATAAGGGTGATATAATTACTGGATATAGGTTTGCACTTAGCACACCAATGGATACTACTACATCAATACTCGCTGGTGCAGCATTAGCAAGTGATGATGCAGAAAAGAGTGCTAAGTTTGAATCATTCTATGTTCCACCATATAAAGAAATATTTGTAAAGACAATATCAATTAGACAAATCACAGTAGAATCTTCAAGTGGTGTGTTTAATGCTGGTGAAAGTTTAACTAAGGGTTCTGGTGGTAATACAACAACTGCATTAATATATGGTACTGGATCAGATCCAAATGTACTATACTGTGGTCCCTCAACTATAAATGGATCTGGTGCAGAATTTGCTGCTGGTGATAGTGTTAATAATGGTTCGGGAGTAACAGCAACAGTATCTACTGGTGGTATTGGTACTGCATCTAACGACTGGGTATTCTCTACAACAACTGCTGGTGGTACATATAATATCAACGTCAAAGGTCCATTAGAGTTCTTTGGTGATAGACCATATCGTTTCAATGTTGCTGATGCAACTATGAGTGGAAGAGATTTTCACCTCTCTACTACTGTTAATGGTGAGTTTGGACCTGATGGTGCAGTAGGTGGTGGTGATGATGGTACTGAGTACACCACTGGTAAGACTACCAATGGAACCGCAGGTTCTAGTGGTGCTTATGTTCAGTATGACTTCTCAAATGCTGCAACACCTACATCATTATATTTCTATGATGGTGGTACTGGTACTGCTGGTAACTCTGTTTATGGTGGTGCTGATAGAGCATTAGCAAAACAAACTACTTATCAATATGATGAGATTTATGTTTATGATGTTGATGGTACTTGGGTCAACTCTACTGATTCATTTACTTTAGGTGGTACTACTTACACTGTTAACTCTAAAACTGTAGAACCATATGGTTATGTTCGTAGTTATAGTGGAACTGATCTTTATGTAATTAAAGGTTTAGGTTCTGGTGATTTTGCTGGTTCAGATACATTTAGAGATAATCCTAAATTAGGCACAGCATCTAGATCTACTGTAACTGTAAGTTCTGTTGCAACTGCAACTGCTGCTGTTGAGGCAGATAACTATTTTGTTAAGGGAGTGAGTAACGGTAATAACGAGATTGATAAGATAACTTCGATTGTTGTTGGACCTGGTGAAAGAATAGTTGTTAAATCTACAACTGCTAATAATGTTTTCCACCTTCTTGGTTTTGAGGATAATTCATCTTCATTCGTAACAAGAGTGTTTAACCAAGCATAATAAATAACCATATAGGAATAGCGTAACGTAATGTCACTAACTAGGTTAAAGAATATTATTACGTCCAGAACTGGACGTATTATCTACGTAAACCCTGACGATTTCGATGCTTCTGATGCGATTGACAACAGGGGTAACTCGGCATTACGTCCGTTTAAGAGTTTGCAACGTGCTTTCCTTGAGGTGGCACGATTTTCATATAGAGTTGGTTTAAGTAATGACGAATTTGATGCATTTTCAATTTACTTATATCCTGCTGAATATGTTGTAGATAATAGACCTGGTGATGTATTATATACCAACGTTGCTCCTATTGATGAGAACTCTAACCTAGACTTAACGTCTCCTAATAATGTATTATACAAATACAATTCAACCGAAGGTGGTATCATTGTACCTAGAGGTTGTTCTGTTATTGGTACTGACCTTAGAAGAACTAAAATAATTCCAAAATATGTCCCATACCCTACAACATTTGCTGCTAAGGGTATTAACACAGAAGATCAGGTTCCCCCACGTACAGCAATCTTCAAAGTAACTGGTGGTACTTACTTCTGGCAATTCTCATTCTTTGATGGTGCAGAAGAAGGTGTATATTTCAAACCTGATAGTGTAGAGACATTAGCAC